GCCGACCGGGGCATTGGCCGACATGTCGCTGACGTTCATGTCGCCGCTCGATGCGAAGGCGCGGCCCTCTTGGACGATCTGCTGGAACAGCGTGTAGAGGGTTTGGCTCGGCTCCTTGTACGGGAGTGGAAGAATGTTGTCGCGGATCGAGCCAGAGGGTACGTCTACGTCCCGGAACTCTCCTGGGGCAATTGGAGTGTCATCACCCTTAATCCGAAGGCCCCGTGATTTAAGTCCTCCGGGGAGATTCGACAAAGTGCCTGCATCAACCAATTGGCGGATGAGCATGGTAGCGGACTTAGCGTAACCACCAATGAGATGGATAAGGCCGTACCCGTAGAACCCAAACCCTGGGATGTATTGATAGTGGACAAAATGCTGTCGCTTGAGGTGGAGTTTGTCGCCGTCATACCAGTTCCGCCGTACCGCGAGAACTTTACCAGTTCCCTTTTCAACCGTCACGACATATGGCAGGGCAATCCCCGTCATCTCACCCTTTTTGTTTTTGTCTTCAAAGCCCTTGAGGTCCAAGTCAACGTTTATCTCCAAGATTCGGAAACGCTCATCTTGGATTGCCGACATGCCTTGCTCTTCAGCTTTTTGCTTCTCAATGTCGTCAAGCTCTCCTGTTGGTTCACCGAGATCGACATCGCGGTAAAAGCCAGCCTCTTGAAGCTTGAGCAGTTCATTTTTGGTCTTGCGCATGACATGCGTGACCCGCTCTGCTCTCTCGATGCTTGATGCGCCGTAGGGCACAACAATGTCCTCTGCTGGGATAAAGACGGATACTTGGCGGCCAAGGCTCGGGTCGTAGTACACCTTCTTGAAGGCAGACCCGGTGATTGGCAGATTCCAGAGCATCTTTTCATGCTCGGGGCGGTACTCGGACATGACTTCCGTCAACTGGTAGTTCATGTCCGCCTGAACGCGCTGCGCCGACTCTTTCTTTTCCGGCGTTTCTTTGCCGATGATCACGGTCTTGACTGGCCCTGCGGCGGGGAATGTCTCGGTGATGCCTTCGGCTTGGAAGCGGACAACGCTCTCGGTGAGCATGGGGTGGAAAACACCGCAGGCTCCATTCCAGGGCTCAGTCCTCTCCTCATACTTCAAGCCCAGAAGCTTCAGGCCCTCGATGTATGTTTGCACCCACTCCTTGCGGTCGCGCAGGTCTTTCTCAAAATCATCAATCAACTCGGAACCAAGTGAGTTGAGTTCCATGTCATCCATGTAATCGGCAAGGTTTGCGTTGAAATCATCGGGGCCTTCTTCTGCGGGCTCGATGTCAATTTCAAGATCGCCAATGCCGATGGAGACTGATTCGGGGTCTTCGATTTCAATTTCAATCGGCGGGGCAACATCCTCTTCGAGACCAAGGGGCGCTGCGTACAAACCTTTTTCCATTGCCATGATTTTTCCTTAAATAAGTTTCCAGCCACCCTGGCTGTAGGAATCGGGCATCTTTACAGCGCCGCCAGCAGCCATTAATTTCTGTAGGTTTAAAGCGCGTATGGTGCTTCCAGCGCCGCCGCCCATCTGGGCCGGAGTTCCAACTACACCCCGTCCCATGCCACCTCTAGGCACAACTTCTGTGATTGGAGTCCCCCAATGTATGCCTCGACCAGAATCGCCTATTGGGCTTTCGCTGCGGTTAATCTCAACTGGGATTAGCCCCTTCCTGGGGACTGTGGTGAACTGCGCCTCATGAATGACGGTGCCCGCTTTTTTTGGGCCGTAGTCTTGCGCGTAGGTCAGTGCCGCAGTGCCGCTCTTCGTCTCTTTGTTGAAAGACGACGGTTTAAACTGCGTCGCAAGTTCCGCGTTTTGGAACATCCCTGCCATCCGGTTTACATCCTGCGGGCTCATGTAAACGGTTTTGCCAGAACGGGGTTGCAGGCCGGTGGTTGTGTCTTTATGGCCTTCTCCCGACCTGTTGCGCACCGTGCTGCTGTCGGGGTAATGACCATAGGCAGACCCCCGCGAAGTGCGGAACAAATACTCCGGCTCCTCTCCAACAGCTTTCAAAATCGTGTCGTAATCCATCTATTCCTCACACGGTATAGAAGCGATCTTTGCGACCGCGAAAATAAATCGTCTCTTCGGGCTCATCCGAGTCGATTGGGATGAATCCGCCCTGCCTGAACCTCAAAAGAGCCTGTGACGCCGAGTCAACCAAGTCATCATGGTCGCCATTAGGGAACGCGGCCATCTCTTCCATGAGTTCATCGGCCCAGCGGGTATCTGGACACCAGACCACGCCAGACGCAAACAGGTCTGAAATTGCGTTTACACGCGCAATCTTATCCTGTCCCTTGCTCGGCGTGTACTCTGAAAGAGGGATGCCGGTTTGGCGAAGCTCGTAGATCAAAGGGGCACCAGCGGCCCTCTTTTCAACGATCAGGGTGTCTGGGTTCCACTCCTTGTACATCTCAATGGCCTTGGCCTTGAGTTCAGGAAACTCCATTCGGTCCTTGAAGGCGTCAAGAAGGATGATGTTTGTCTTGTAGTTGCCCTTGGAATCGGGATGTTTAAACACTCCCCACGTAGTACATGCAGAGTAGTCTGCGCGGTTGTGTTTTTCAAAGGCTGTATCCCAGGACTGGATGATGTATTCGCATGGCGGGGGCATTTCTGACTCCCAAATTTGCCATTGCTCGCGCTTGACGATAGCGCCTTCTTCGGATGTGGGGTTTTGTTGGTACTGAGCATTCCATTTGGACACTGGAATCTCAGCCCTGATGGCTTCAAGCTCCTCTTTTTTCCAAAATCCGGGCCAAAGAGGGGTTCCGGAGGGCAAAATTGCGGGAAATTCGATGACTTCCCACGCATCTGTGCCGTCTTTTTCCGAATTTTTCATGACTTGGCCGGTCAAATCTATTTTTGACCACCGCGTCATCACAATAATGATTGAACCCCCAGGCTGAAGACGCTGCCGGGGGCCGGATGTGTACCATTCATAGACCCCGTGGTAGACGGCGGGGTTGTTTTGCTTGGCTTCCTGCTCAGAATGCGGGTCGTCAATGATCAAAAGATCAGCGCCCTTACCCGTGACAGCACCGCCAACACCGATGGCGAAGTAATCACCCCCAACAGAGGTATTCCACCGCCCCGCAGCCTTGGAATCAGAAGAAAGTTCCGTCTGAAAGACCTTCTGGTACTCGTTGGACGAGACCAAGTTCCTCACCTTCCGGCCAAAACCAACAGCCAATTCTGCGGTGTGGGCGGTCTGGATGATCTTCTTCTCAGGAAACATCCCAAGAAACCAAGCCGGGAGCAGGTAAGAAGCAAACTCCGACTTCGTATGCCGGGGCGGCATGTTGATGATCAACCTCTTCAACTCACCCCTGGCCACCCTCTCAAAAGCATCAGCCATGATCTGATGATGCTTGCCCGAAATAAACACAGGCCACATCTGCGACACGAAGAAGATGAAGGACTCCCGGCACCTCTCCCGCTTGTCCAACTCCAAAAGCTTCTGTATCTTCCTGCGCTGCTCCAGCCCAACCAGAGGAATCATCCCCTCATAGTCATCAATCTCCTGCCGGGTCAGCAACGTCATAGAGCAGACACCTCACGAGCACTGCGGTCAATCAACTTGATCGAATTGAACTTGTAGGGGCGAATAGTCAAAAGCCCCTCATCCTGCAACTTATGGATGATCCGGTGAATATTCGCCTTTGACTTCATCCCCACACCAGAAGCAATCGTCTGATAAGACGGAGACATCCCATGAAGCCGAATGTACGCCCGGATGAAATCAAGCACGAGTTGATGCTTTGCTGACATATTCCTCTTCCATCACCCGAATGCTGTGGTACGCAATCTTGCACTCAACCATGCACCGCAAAGCCGCCTGACGCGCATCCTCAAACCTGCGAGCAAGCATCGCCTCATGAAGCTCCCTCAAAGCCTTCTCAGCCATCATCGTGGGGTGGGCGTAATCAATCATCCTTAAACAATCCGCGTTTAAACCAAACAAAGTTTAAACACAATAGCGAACGTTTGCAAGTCAGTAATTTCAAAAATATATAGGGGTGGGGGTTGGGAATTGGAAATGGATGGGGGT